AGGACCTGCCGATCACCGCCGAGGGCAGCATCGGGAAGACGTGGTTTGAAGCAAAATGATTTCCGGGATATATCAGATTCTAAATCTTGCGAATGGCAAGCGCTACATTGGGAGTGCGCAATCGCTTGCGGCGCGTTGGGAAGTGCATAAATTGGCTTTATACCAGGGGGGTCACCATAGCTCTAAACTCCAACGCACATGGAACAAGTACGGCGAAACCTCGTTCGTGTTCAAGCCCCTGCTGATCTGTGCTCCTAAGGATTTGCTGATGTATGAGCAGCGGTGCTTGGACTCCTACAAGCCGGAGTATAATATTTGCCGAACCGCTGGGTCATCTCTGGGTGTTAAGCGTTCCGCAGAAACTCGGGCGAAAATAGGCGCAACGAAAGTCGGTAATGAATACCGCCTTGGAAGCAAATCCACTGAGGCAACTAGGGCCAAAATAAGTGTGGCACTCGCGGGGAATAAAAACTGTCTCGGACGAAAACTCACTAAGGGAACTCGGGCCAAAATAGGCGCGACGAAAATTGGCAATAAGTATTGTCTCGGCAGAGAATGCACCGCAGAAACGCGTGCGAATATCTCTGCTGCAAAACGTACGGCACACCAACTGAGGAGAGAACAATGTTTGTCTTAGGCTTGGCTGGACAGGCGGGCGTTGGAAAAGACACTGTCGCCGACTATCTCGTCAAGGCGTATGGCTTCAAGAAGTTCGCCTTCACCGACGCGCTTTACGCCGAGGCGCAGGCGGCCTATAGTCTGCCGGACCAGTCGCTCCTGCGCGACCGGGATACGAAGGAGGTGCCGACTGAGCGACTCGCGCTGGTGAACTGTCAGTCCGACGAGTTCATCGGCGTCGCGGTGCAGCACATCGCCCACGAGTCGCGGCATCTGCATGACTTGCCGCTCTCCCCGCGACAGGTCCTCCAGCTCTGGGGCACCGAGTATCGCCGCGCGCAGGACTCGAACTATTGGCTCAACAGAGCCGAAGACTTCATCTACAAGATTCGCGCGGAGCACCTCTACCCGGAGCACGCACCGCAATACTTCGTCGAAGTCGGCACGCGGTTCGAGAATGAGCGCGAGTGGATACACTCGGGCGGATGTTGCGACGGATGGGCGCAGGGAAATGTGTGGCACATCCGCCGCGAGGGCAGCGCCCCGGTCGCCGCCCACGTCTCGGAGACCGAGCTGCCGGTCCTCCCGCGCGAGCGCGAGCTGTGGAATAACGACTCCATCGCGCGGCTCCATCGGGGCGTCGACCTTCTGATGTCCACCCACGCGCGATTCGTGCGAGTAGAACCAATGGCGCCTTACGACCCCGTGTACGTGGAGACCGCCTGATGCCGATGCCCCGGCTGGCGGAGAAACTTGCGCAGCAGGCGATTGACTTGATCGCTCAGTATGGGTCCGAGGTCAAAGCCGCCAGCGCGACGGGCATAGCAATAAGCACGCTGCATAAGCGCGCGGTCATCATCGGCCAGAACCGCTACGGGTTGAAACCCAGTAAGAAAATTGTCACTCCGCCGGGCCTTGACGAGGAGCATATCGACACTCTGCACCGAGCGATCCGCGACGCGAAGGGCAGCCAACGCTACGTCATCACGGCTGCGCAGAATGCGACGCCAGTCAACCGTCCGTTCTTCGAGTCTCTCCTCGGCTACTGCAAGCACAACGGCGCGCAGCTCCTCGTCATCCCGTATCGCTACCACAACCCCACGTCCCTCTGGAGCAAGAAGGCCGCGGATAACGACTGGTGGGCGCCGGAGCTGGCATCGTATCTCTACGACCGACGGGTGAAGCTCAACAAGCACCTGATACTTCTGGGCGACATCAAGACCCAACCGACCGCGACGAGTCCGCTGCAAGGGTTCGAGTCCATCACCGGTCCTCGGAGCGCCATCATCGGACACCCGAAGCTCGAGCTGACGACGGTGCCCACGCCCCAGGAGCAGCTCCCGAAGCTCCTCACGACGACCGGCGCCGTGACGCAGCGGAACTACACACCGTCGAAGGCCGGTAAGAAGGGCGAATTCCATCACACCTACGGCGCCTGCGCGGTCGAGATCGCCGGCAGCACATTCCATATCCGCCAGTTGAACGCGGTCAAGGACGGGAGCTTCATGGATCTCCGGCACGAGTATCGGGGCTCGAAGCGCACAGATACTGGGGGCGTGGCGGCGCTCGTCATGGGCGATACGCACGTTGAAGTGATCGACCCCACGGTGGCGCGGGCAACGTTCTACAAGGACGGCATGGTCGACGTACTCCAGCCGGATTATCTCGTGTGGCACGACGTCCACGACTTCTACTCGAAGAACCACCACCATATCGGGAAGCCCTTCATCGACTATGTGAAGCATACGACGGGCACCGACGACGTGGAGAAGATGCTCGACCAGACGTTCGCAGCCATCGACCAATGGACGCCTGCATTTACCAAGAACGTGTTCGTCCCCTCGAACCACCCTGACGCGCTCACTCGCTGGCTCGACCGCGCGGACTGGAAGAGCGATCCGCGCAACGCCAAGTTCATCCTGCGTACGTCGCTCGCGATGCTCGAAGCGGCACAGATGAGCCACGGCAATGCGCAGATCATCTGCCCGTTCCTCTACTGGGCGAAGCAGAAGCTAAAGACCGCGAAGCAGTCCGTGTTCCTCGCGCACGAGGAGTCCTTCCAGGTCAAGGGGATCGAACTGGGCTACCACGGGCACTACGGGCTGAACGGCGCACGCGGTTCCCGGAAGAGCTTCGCGCGGATCGGCACGAAGGTCGTCATCGGCCACACGCACTCCCCAGGTATCAGTGAGGGCGCGTATCAGGTCGGCACCAGTTCGCGCCTGAAGCTCGAGTATGTCCACGGCCCGTCCTCGTGGATGCACACGCACTGCGCGGTGTACAAGAACGGGAAGCGGAGTCTCATCAACATTATCAACGGGGAGTGGCGGGCATGAGAGACTGGAGCAACGTAATCGCTGCGGTAGCGGGACTGCTACTCCTGAGCTTCCTCCTGGGGCGCTGTGAGGCCCGCGCCGAGGAAACAAAGCCGCAAACCTGGGGCGTCGCCACGATTGCCTCCTACCACGCGAACCGCGAGGTGAAGCACAATGAGCGGAACTGGGGCCTTGGCCTCGAGCACGATCTGAATGATAAGTGGCGCTTCGCCGCCGGCGGTTATCGCAACAGCTACTGGCGGGACTCGGTCTATGTTGGCGCACTGTGGCTCCCCGCGCAGTCGGGCAACTACAAGTTCGGCGTGCTACTCGGCGCTGTGACGGGCTACGATCACGTAGTAGGGCCCTTCGCACCGACGGTGCTACCGACCCTGATGTACGAGGGGAAGCAGTGGGGTGCGAATCTCGGCGTAATGCCCTCGCCGGCACGCGGGGTCGGTGTGTTGGGGCTACAACTCAAGTGGAGGTTTCAATGAACCACGTCATGATCGACCTCGAAACGTTCGGCACGCGGAGCCAATCCGTGATCGTGTCCGTCGGCGCCGTGCAGTTCGATCCACACAGCTTCGAACTGGGCGCGACCTTCCACGAGTCCATAGATCTGAAGAGCGCGATGACGCACGGGCTCAAGTTGGACTCGGGCACAATCGTCTGGTGGCTGGACCAATCGCCGGAAGCGAGACTGGCCTTAGTCAACAAGATCAAGACCGCCTCATCTCTAGCTACAACGCTCGGCGCGTTCCGCAGCTTCCTGCAAAGAGTCTCACCCGACGTCAAAGTCTGGGGCAACGGCGCGGACTTCGACCTGTCACTCCTCCAGCAAGCCTACGAGGCGTTGGGGCAGGAGAAACCCTGGAAGTACAACGCCTCGCGCTGCTACCGTACGCTGCTCGCTGAGTTCGGCCGGCCAGAGGACAGCGTCACACCGACGCTAGCTCATGACGCGCTCGCCGACGCAATCGCGCAGGCGAAGACGGCGCAGAACATTTTTGCGAGGTTGCGACAGCAAGCGGAGTATGCGGAGGAATTGACCCAGGTTAAAGTAGGTTTTATCCAAGCGAGTATCAAAGGGTTCAGCGCATGAGCGACTACTTCTTTTCTTTGCACATTCTTTGCTTTATGTATTGGCCCACTGTGATCGCTGATTCCGGCAAGGAGCTACGGCGGATGAAAGTGGTACTCGCCACACTCGCCGACGAGGAGAACCAATAGTGGCGGCATCCTTCCTCGCTTGGTCGCACTCCCGGCTGAAGATGTTCAAGACGTGCCCGGGGCAACTCTGGCACTGCGCCGTCGCGCCGAAGGGCGACCCCGCCCGCGTGGAGTACTACGAGTCTGCGGCGCAGCGCGCCGGCAAGGAGATCGACGAGGCGCTGGGCTATCGCATATCCCGCGGGACTCCGCTGCCTCCCAAGTATGCGCACCTCGAGCCGCTATGCGCGATGATCGTCGCGACCCCCGGCGCGAAGCTGACCCAGGTGCAAGTGGCGCTGGACCGGGCGTTCAAGCCGGTCGGCTCTCGCGACTGGGACAACGTGTGGGTC